CCTTTAGAGATATTACTAGCCGAGGAACTGCAAGTGGGGCTACAAATGCGGCTATATTTTTAAATAATGTTAATAATGTACAAAATTTTTGTTCTGTTTTTGTAATTGGTCGTGTATTAGGATGGCAAATTGGGGGCGGTTCTAATGCGTTAAAATTATTTAATTGTAGTGCTGAAGGTTGTGAAACAGGGGTATATATTACTAATGAAACAGGACCAATAGCCTTTGACACTTGTTATTTTGAAAATATACTAACAGGAGCCGCTATTGCAGTAAATATAGATACCCTATTAGATAAACTTCAAATTAGCTTTACAAATTGTTTTTTTAATGGATGTACTACAGGTATTAAAATGCCTACTGATAGTAATTCAAGAGGGCGTGTTATTGTTGATGCAACAAATAGATTTAATGCTTGTACGACGTTTGTAGATTCAAACGTAAGTTCTATCTATCACCAAAATAGAATCACGTATACTCCCGAAGCAATTGACGCTGCCACTTTACCTATATTACCTACTGAAGTTTTAATTAGTAAAGGGGATATAGTAGATTGTAATCAACTTTGGTATGACAATACATCAGCACCAGCTATGCGAAGTATGGTTCATGGCACATCATTAATACCATTTAACCATGAAGGTAATGGTGGAACTGTAGGTGGGGCCGCAAATGCACATCCATTTATTGCAGTATCAAATACAGGAAGTGGTGTAACTGTTTCATTAATATTAGATACTAAAATTGTATATGATAAACATACGTCTAATGTTATTTATAGGTTAACTGTAGCTGATGCTTCTACAACTGTTGAATTATATGGCCTTGTATTTGGTACTCTAGTTAGTCAATTAGATGCAGTAGGTAAAACTGTAGTGGCTTCAGATAATGGTGGCTATTTACGCATAACAATTAATAATTTTAATACGACAACAAATGTTAAAGGTATTATAAGGTTTATATAATGGAAAAACTATTCTCATTGTTTATGAAGTTATCAAGCCCTCGTATTCCAGTGCCATTGGATAAGCAAGCGCACTTTTCTATGGGCGCAATACTTGGCTTTTTGTTTAACTATGCCATAGGATGCTGGGCTATTCTAGTTGTCGCATTGATAGCACTTGCCAAAGAAGTGTATGATTATAACCACCCAAACCATACGGCTGATGTGTGGGATTGGGTAGCAACTGTTTTAGGTGGTGTATTAGGTTTAATTTTAGGAGAAGTATTATGGCAACTAATAGTCAGATAGCATTTACGCCACTTGGCGAAACACTTGTGATTGCGGCAGCAGCCGTAGCACCAACAGGTTTACAAGCCACTGTTTACGCTAAGTACGATGCGTCAAATGTTGGTCAATATCGTGTTGTAAACGCTGGTTTAAACACAGTATTCTTAGGCACTGGCTCAACTGCAGCAGAGGCCACAGCCAATGCAGTAGCACCAATAGCTGGAGACCCATCACCTGCCATCGTATTAGTGCCAGGCGCAGTTGAAATACTACGCTTTGCAACAGGCACATTCTTTAGCGGATTAGCAGCAGCAGCAACAACTGTTTATATCGTACCTGGTCAAGGTATCTAATGTCATGGATCAGAGTGTTCTTAACCTTGTCATAATGACAGTAGGTTCAGTCTTTGGTTGGGTGCTGCGTATGTTATGGACAGCATCGCAGGAACTCAAAGCTGACTTAGCTAAACTGCGTGAGGAATTGCCAAAGGATTACATAGCTAAAGACGATTATCGGCAAGATGTTAAAGAGTTAAAAGATATGATTAGCAAACTGTTTGATATATTGGAAAAACGTAGATCAACATAAAGTTATCTTAAATGAAACAATTTTTGTATTTAATTTTAGGTTTAATTATTGGTGGTTTAATAGCAGCAGGTTCAGCCTATGCGGATCAAACGACAATCAACTACAAAGGGCAACCAGTCCCAAGTGCAATGGCCCCTTCAATGTCAGCTTTCAGTCAAGATGTTTGCGGCATTGGTATCAGTGGTGCTGTCAACGGTGGCGTATTTTCTGTAGCTGGTGGCACAATGGTCACAGACAACAATTGCGTGCGCTTACGCTGGGCAAAGTTCTTAAGTGATAGTGGGTTAAAGGTTGCAGCAGTATCGTTGGCCTGTGCCGCAACACATGAGAATTGGGTGGCAATGGAGATGTCAGGCTCACCCTGTCCTATTGGTGGTGCAATTGGTGATGCAGCTAGGAAGGCGTGGTATGACTTACACCCCGATTGGTTTGAGGAAATCTATGGTAAGAACTTTGTTCTTATTACTCCTCTGCCTGATAACTCTAAGGAGTAATTATGCTCAAGCAAATTGTTACGCAAGTCAGTGGTCATCTTACGGCCCTGTTTTTTCAAGTCTTAGCGTTGCTCAAGGCACTAGTCTGCAAGCCTGTCAGTTGCTTGCGTGTCAAATATATCCGAATATCCCAGAATGTCCGCAATTTTTATCTCCTGAACCTCCTGCGTGTTCCGACAGGGTCGAATATCAATCTATTGCGTGTGAACCTAATAACAGTGGGGCAGTTAATCAAAGCCGCACTTATCAGTGTCAAAGTCAATCTTTTACAGATTGGGTTACTACTTCTAACAACTGCACGCCAAATCCGCCAACTTGTACCTACAGCGCAATCACCGAGGAAAGGCAAGCCTGTGGGGATAACCAAATCGGCTCGATCACATTTAAGCGTGAGCAAAACTGCCCAGACCAATACGGTCAGCCCATTGATTCAGGATGGTACGAAATATCAAGGTCGTGCCAAGCGGCACCGCCAACGTGTCAAACAACCGTTGAAAGCCAAGCCTTAGTATGTCCAGTAAACTTTTCAGGGACAATACAGCAAGCCAAGACAAATACTTGTCCAGACCCTTATGGTCAACCAGTGCAAGGCAGTTGGGCCACTGTGTCCAATTCATGCACACCAGATCCAGCAACGTGTTCAGCATCAACGCAAATTAGGACTTTATCGTGTCAAGAGGATTACGTGGGGGCGATAATAGAGAACAGGATATCAAGCTGTGCCACACCTTACAGCGAGCCTGTGTGGAGCAACTGGATGGTGACACAGGACACTTGCGTCAAGAGTCCAACCAACGTAACGAATATGAGCAGTCCATTGAATCCAGTCAGTCCAATAGCGCCAGCGATGCAGGAAACAGTGGTGCAGCAACAAGAGCAACCAGCAATGGAAATGCCGAGCATACCAGCTACCCCTGCGCCCACTGCAACGACTACGACCCAAGAGACAACACAAACACCGACAGCACCGCAAGCACCCAAGGGCAAGGAATTAGTACCAGGCTTTGGGATTGTGTTGAGCCTAGAGATTTTAAACAAGCCTATGCAGATTCAAGAGATTCAATTGAACGATGCACTGGCATACCAGCAGGAGTTACCGTATGAGCTTAAAGGAAACCAAGGAATCTTACTCGAACTACTCAGCGAAAACGCTATTATTAGTGATTTTTGGAGTATTAGCACCGCTAGGTGGGACGGTTTACGTAGGAATAACGACTTACAACCGTGTTATAGCTGCGACTGAAGCCATTGAAGCTGCCAAGCCATACGATGATACTGAGTTAAGGGCTGAGGTAAACGCACTTAAGGTTCAACTGGCTGCACAGCAATCATCTGTAAACACAGTTAAAGATGCTATGGTGACTACATCAAACCAGCTTGTATCAATGCAAGAGAAGGTGTCTAACGCTATCGGAACGGCTAACGAGGCTAAGGCCATCACTAACGGTAACGTGCGTGAAACGGCTGCGTCTTTGTTAGGTGTGCGTGAGGAAATGAAAGCAACCAGAGAAGGCATTGAATCACAACTTAAAGCACTTAAACGTGCTACCTCTAACCCACTAGGAAATTAATTATGTTATCTATAATCTCAGGTCTGTTAGGCATCGGATCATCTGCCTTACCAAGCATATTAGGATTCTTTCAGCAGAAGGGTGATCAGAAGCATGAAATGGCTATGGCTAGATTGCAGACTGAACGTGAAACTGCTATGGCTGCTGCTGGCTTTGCATCACAAGAAAAGATAGAAGCCATTAAGCTAGATGAACTAGAAGTGCAAACGTATGCTCAGGAACGTGAGGCTTTGTACACACACGACATGAAAATGATGGACAAGGCATCACAAGCCACAGTAGATTTAAACGCTAAGGTGCGCCCTATAATTGCTTTTACCTTTGTTGGCTTGCTAGTGTTTGTTGATGTTGCTGGCCTTGTCTGGGCAATATACACAGGCGTTGAGTTCACTACGGCAATGGCTTTGGTATTTTCTGATGATGAAATGGCTATTGTTTCAAGCATAATCGGCTTCTACTTTGGTTCACGCCAGTGGGAAAAGCATCGTGAAGGTAAGTAAAGAACTAATTAAAATGCTGAAACACCATGAGGGCGTGAGATACAAACCGTATCAATGCCCTGGCAAGCTGTGGACTATTGGTGTGGGCCATGTAATGTACCCAGAGCAAGCAAAGATACCATCAAACATAGATGGCATGGCTGCGCGTAAAGCGTACCCATTGAAACAACAAGATAACCGTAAATGGAGTGAGGTGGAAGTTGACGCAATACTGGCTAAGGATGTCGTACGATTTGAACGAGGGGTTGTCCGTTATCTACCTATACGACTTTCACAAAATGAATTTGATGCTTTGGTCAGTTTTAGCTTTAACCTTGGTCTTGGTGTACTTCAGCGATCAACCATCCGTCAAGCGTTGCTACGTGGCGATAAAACGACTGCCATACAAAGCCTACTCAAGTATAACAAAGCTGGTGGTAAGGTCTTAAAGGGCTTGGATAACAGGCGCAAAGATGAGGCCGCACTGTTTAATCGTGATTCGTAAATTTTCTTTCTGTTTGTAAATAAATGAGCAGCTTAAAAGCATTAAGCAACTCATAATCTACTGGCTCTAATACATCTGGAAAGACAATGCCGACCATGCGGCAATCGTCTATGAGGTCTTGCGTTGGGCTTTTAATAATAATTCTCTTAGTTCTTTTAGTTGTGCTTCAGTCATAAGTTCTCTCGCTAGTTTTAATTCGTTTTTTAAATCCATAATTATATAATGATCCGACTCCATACCTTGTGTAAGGTAGCGGATGTGTTCTGTAAGTTCCCAGACATTATTCATACGCTGCTGCCTATATAGGTGGCAGTGCTGTCTTTAAACTTAACTTCAACGCTGCATGGTGAGCCTGTGCTGGGTTTAACCAGCTTGTATATACCAAAGCCCATAGCCAGAACAGCTATTAGTATTAATCCACTAATGACCACTGCTGCTCGATCACCACTTCTGTCGCAGTCACAGTCACGGCCTTGGTTGCACTGTTTTTGACAAGTCATAATAAACTCCCTTATTTACAAACATTCTGCCAGCGACCATTGACTTGCATATAGTCGCATTGAGTTGTGCCGATTGGTGGCACTCGCAATGATGGCAGTGGTTTAAATTTCAATGTAGGCAGCGGTGTTAATGGTGCAAAATTTGTTGCTGGGGCATCAAACACATTATCACAAATGTCTATTGCCTCGCAATTCTGACCAAGGTCATCACATACATTGGACTTATAACACTTAGCAAAAACTGGCTGGCTAATTAAGGTTAATGCTATTAGTGCTATTAGATTACGTTTCATTATCTTTTAACTCCTCTAATTCTTTATCAGAAAAAGCATCAACCCAATTAACTTTTGGCTTGTCTTTAGGCTTACGAAAGATAGCATCAAACTTATCAGCATAGCTGTCGCTGTATTTGCTTTTGATTAAGTCACCAGTAATTGGGTTTTTAGTAGCCATGATTAGAACGGAAAATCCGATTCCAAATCATCCATTGGATCAGCTTTTTTAACTGGCTGACCTTGTGGGACAAACGGCTCACTGAACGCTAGGCTCATAAACTTTTTGCCGTTAGATTCTTTAAGCCATGCTGACATACGCATCTTAACTCCATTGACCAAGCAGTCACCTTGATAGTCTGGGTGCTTGCTTTCAGTCTTTTTCTCATTCCTAAATAGTGCGCCACTGTTATCACGTTGTTCATATTGTGCCATTTTATAACTCCTAGTAATTGTTAAACTCTGCTGCTTCAATCTTACGATAATCAGGCACGATCCCTTGTGCCACCAAATACCCATCAAGCCAATCTGCTACGTTTATCTTTAATGCTGTGTTTTGGTCTAGCCCAGCTTCAAAGGCTGCTCGTACTAAATCAGCTCTGACTTCTTTTACTGTGTTCTGGGTTTCACGCAGCTCACATAGTAACGTGCCTATTTTATTATTTAATTCTGTCATTTTGTTTCCTCTGTACTGGCTTTGCCAGCAAATACTTATCACCCATCAATGCAATCACAGCTTGAACTCGTTTCTCACGATTAGGGTCTGGCTCAACCTTTAACCCATAAACGCTTTTAAACATCAAGGCATGACCATACTCATCAATGAAATCGCTAATGAAGTCCATCATACTAACTGCTCTAGTTTATAAAGTTTGTATTTGCCAGACTCATGCCAGATGTCATTAATCTTATAACCCTGGTGGCGCAGTTCACCAACCCTAGTGGCCAGCTTCATCGTGCCAGCTTCATGTAGTGCATCGAGTGGGGACTTCCATCCCCTGCTTAGACATTCAAGTATTTTTGCTTTTTGTGACATGATTAGCTCCTTTTTAATTGGTCAACTGTTTCAGTTACTTCTGCTAAAAAATTAATAATCTCTGTTTCCATGTTGGTTATGAACTCTGCATCACGTTCTACACGTATAACGATAAGCTGTAGGTTGTCTGGGAATGTTGGGTTGTAGCTTACAAAGTCGCACCACCTAGCACCGGTACAAGCCATTTGCATTTGCATCTGGGGGATATACTTTGTAGGGGCTTTCTTAGTAAGCAAAGTCTGACCATGTGCTGTTTGCCCAGGGCATTTAATCTCGATCAAGCCGTAGTTACCAACAAGACCATCTGGGCTTGCACCTGCCATTTCAATGCTTGGATGTTGGATAAAGCCCACTTCCGTTACAAATACATCGTTTAAATGCTCGTAGGCGGCACGTGCTAGTGGCTCACGTTCCGTTCCTGTGTCCATTGATGTATTGGTATAGGTTTCCTCTTTTAAACCCGTTAGACGTTCACAAACGAGTTGCCAGCGATAATTAGCACGACTAGCAGACTCCCCTGTTTTGACTGTAGCTAATACATCGGCTACTCGGCTGGCGGTTACTTTGCCTATACGATCAGCAAACCAAGACTCTGTGCGTTGCTCATTCATTTTGATTCACCTTCAAATAATGATTTCATTTCATCTTTGGCAGCAATGATCTGCTTGGTGGCTGCAGCATCGTTTTGCACTTTAGGGTAAACGTCTTTAAATGCTTTCAATAATTCATCAAGTGACTTGGTGTCGGTAATTTGTTTAATTAATGCTTGTATATTAATTGTTGGTTGTTTTTGCTCTGGCTGCTTTTGTTGGTGTATAGCATTAACCACTTCATTTGCCGAGGCAAACTCTGTGCCGCCAATACCGAACGCTGCCAATGCTCTACCTATTGCTGATGTTTCGCAGTTCTCAACGTAGCTGGTGCGGTTGATTTGGCTATTAGCTCTGAACTCTTGGGCGTGACCGTTAGCAATCAGGCGGCTGTCCTCGTTTAGTATGCCAGCTTCAACAATGCACTCATCTGAGTCAATCTTAATTATTTTAGTTTGGATGGTGTACTCAGGGTAAAACTCTCTAAATCGTGCAACACGACTAGCAACCGTTTCATAAGCCTTACCATGTATTTCAACAAATCCTTGTTTTGCCATTTTCATTCTCCTAAAGATTAATTTCGGTGTCAGCATCTAAACCGTTAAGGTCTAGGAAGTCTGCTAGTGCGTCACCAGATTCAAGTAGTTCAATTAAAGCTGTGCCGTTGCATATTGAGTAGTTGCTGTATAAATACTCGCTAAACTGTTTTTGCAGATCGGCTTTGTGTTCTTGGTATTCGTTAATGGATAACTCATCCATCACCTCTGCTTGAAATTGTGCCTGGCACATATTAAGCTCCTATCAGTAAGTAAAGAAAAGCAAGCATAGCCATGCTAAGGACAAAGCAAACACCTTCTATTGCTGGTGTCCAATCTTTTTTAGGTTTGTGGTTTTTATAGTCAATCATGATTTACTCCATCGCTAGTTCTAAAAGCCAAGCTGCGTGTTTGTTGGTGTCGTAGTTTTCATCAACAAAGTATGCTATTTCGCTTATGCGTTTATTGTAAAGGTCACGAATACGACCCAGCTTATCGTCATTAGCATCGTAAAGAATCACCAGCACCTGGTCGGTAATGATGTCTAGTTCCTCAACGTAGTCTGATAAGTTTGGTGAATTGATTAAGAACTGCTCAACTAGATCGGGAATGTTGCAAGGTATGGTTTCAGAAAAATCATCATCAAATTTTGCTCTAACGTATTTCATAATAGTGTCCTTTGTAGGGGCTTGCGCCCCGTTAATTATTCGTTGTCATTCATTACATAGTTGAATAAAACAAACTTGGCACGATTAAGTGTTTGTCTTGCTGACTCATCCATACCAAACTCAATCTCTTGTTGCGCATCAGACATCATGCTTGCAACAACCATTAAGTAATTCCCAGTCATTTTTGCTGAGATATCGTTGTCTAAGGATTTGCGTAAAGACTGTGATGTGCAGCCGTAGCATTGCATATCCCATTCAATTTGCTCTTGAGTTTGTGTTGAAGTTGTTGCTGTTGTCATTTTGTAGCTCCAGTAAATCGCACCTGCTTGGTACGTGAAATAACTATAATTGATGTAAAACTAAAATGCAAGCTATTTTATAAATATATTACATTTATTTTTAATTTAAATTATAATGCGGTTTTAGGAGAGCAATATGGAAACACAATTAGAATATGTAAGACGCAAGTTAAATGACCCTAAGATGAACATCAAAGCGGTTGGCATTGAGTTAGGCATTAATCGTTACCGCCTAGACAAGATAGCCAAGGGTGGTGATACTAATTATGCTTTGGTTGAATCTTTATATATTTTCTTTAAGGCTAGTGCAGAATGAAATACGGATCAGTCTGTAGTGGAATTGAAGCGGCAACTCACGCATGGCATCCGTTAGGTTGGGAAGCGTCATTCTTTAGTGAAATAGAGAAGTTTCCTAGACAAGTCCTTGCACATCATTATCCAGACACACCATTACATGGTGATTTTACAACTATACAGAAAGGTGATTATGACCCAATCCAGCTTCTTGTGGGAGGAACTCCCTGTCAATCATTCTCAGTCGCAGGACTTAGAGCAGGTCTTAATGACCCACGTGGAAACCTCATGCTTGAGTTTGGTGCGCTTGCTAAACGATTACAGCCAAAATGGTTGGTTTGGGAGAACGTACCAGGCGTGTTGTCCAGTAACAGTGGAAGGGATTTCGGAAGCTTCCTTGCTATGCTGGGGGAACTCGGGTATGGGTTCGCCTACAGGGTTCTTGACGCTCAACACTTCGGAGTTCCACAAAGACGCAGACGAGTGTTCGTTATCGGATGTCTTAGTGACTTCGGAAGTGCCGCAGCGGTACTTTTTGAGCAGCACAGCTTGCAAGGGCATACTGCGGAGAGCAAAGGTAAGAGGCAAGAAATTGCCAGCACGCCTACAAGAGGCTTTGGAGATTGTGGCCCAGACTTAAATCAAATAGACAGCGGTGCTTGTGATTTTAAAGAAGTAGCAGGAACTTTAACTAGACGCACAGGAATTAGTAGAAATAATCATGAGGAATGTGTAGCTGTACAAACAATAGGCGCACTTGATACTGAATGTGGATTTCAGAAAGCGAGTCATCAATCAATTAATGCAGGTCATATATTACCAATTGCTTATCGTGAAGCTGATTTAGCTAACTATAAACCTGATGCTGCAAGTGGAACACTTAAAAAGTCAGGTGGTTGTTTAGGTGGTGGTAGTGAGTCTTTAATTATCCCTAATGTAATAGCACCAACATTAACTGCTGCCAATGACCCATTTAGAAGCACACAAAGTAGCGAAGTTACCAATCAAATATATTCAGTAATCCAAGCTACATCACAGGTTGCTAATGCAGTTGCTTTTAATTGGCAAGGTTCAGCGCAACAGGGTGATAGTGTTAGTGAAAAAATAACTCCAACTCTTGATAAATCAAAAGTTCCTGCGGTAGCTCATGCTTTCAAAGTTCGTGGTGGTTGTGAAGGAGGGGGTAAAGGTTATCTAGGACAAGATGAACAAGCATTTACTTTATCAACTGGTGCAGACCAACAACTATTTCACAAGATGCAAGTAAGACGCTTAATGCCTATTGAGTGCGAACGCTTACAAGGTTTTAGAGATGACTTTACCAACATCCCGGGCGCAAGCGATTCAACTAGATACAAAGCATTAGGTAACTCTATGGCTGTACCTGTAATGGCTTGGATTGGTAAACGTATAGACATGATAGAGAAAATGCAAAAGGAATTAAAATGAGTGAACACGCAGAGCAGGTCGCAACCGTTACATGGTTTCGCTACCAGTACCCAAAGTTTGCTAAATGCTTGTGGGCCATCCCTAACGGTGGTGTCAGACATATAGGCACAGCAGTTAAGTTAAAGGCAGAGGGTGGTATGGCTGGAGTGCCTGACTTATTCTTAATGATCCCTGCAGCCGAGTATCATGGCTTATTCATTGAGATGAAGGTTAAGGGCGGTAAGGTGTCCAGCAGCCAGAAAGAGTTTATGACTGTGGCTACTGCTATGGGTTATAAAGCTGTGGTTTGTTATGGGTTTGATGAAGCTAAAAAGGCAATAAATGATTACTTTACAATTAAAAGTATTTAATTTATTATGACTTATCGGCATTGACACCCGATACCCAAAAAAGGAACGTATCAAATGACATTCAATTTTCAGTATTTTTTCACTAGCGGAGTCGGTAACTATCCGTTTGCGTTCCTGCGTGGTTTTTACTTGCTGGGCAGTCAATCCAGCCCGCTACTGAAAGGATATTGAAATGCACTACTATCAATTTAATATAGGTGATTATCGTGCAGACACAGCCCATCTATCTATATTAGAACATGGCATATATAGACAGTTAATCGATTGGTATTACTTAGACGAAAAACCAATACCCAAAGAAACCCAAGTGGTTATGCGTAGGTTACGTTTGGGTTCTGATGAGTTACATTTTCTGACTAATGTGCTGTCTGATTTCTTTGTTTTGACTGATTTAGGTTACTTTCACAGCCGCATAGAGAAAGAACTAGAGAATTATAGAGTGCAGTTTGCTAAGAATAGAATCAATGGTCAGCTAGGTGGCAGACCTCGTAAGCCAATAGATACGTCAAATAAAACCCAAGTGGTTTTAGATAATAACCACATGGCAACCGAAAATAACCCAAGTGCGCCCCTAACCAATAACCAAGAACCAATAACCATTAACCAAGAACCAGTTGGTGGAGGTGGTAGAGTCATTGAGTTAAAGATAGCAAATCCACCACCACCTACCGAGTTTACTTATTCAAGTCAAAAGTTTTCAATGTATGGTGAATGGACACCTTCTGATAGCTTTGAAACATTAGCTAAGATTGCTGGCATGAAACTTGGTGATGATTACCCAGTTGATGAGTTCTTAGAGTTTAGGACATACTGGGTAACGCAACCTAATATGCAGCGCACCCAAGGTGAGTGGGAACACGCCTTTATTAAAAGCTATAAGATTAAACAACTCAAAGGGGCTAAAAAATGAAATGGGCTAAAAAAGAACAAGACGTTGAAAGCAGTCCTAAGTCAGTTGATGGAATGTGTATGTGTTACGGCTGCATCATGCCAGGCTCGTTAAATAGCTCAACTAGTGGGCCAGTCAATGATTGGATGTGTGCTGCACACTTCAGGGCTGATTCTGGTAACTGGGCAACCATAACGCATCGTTACCGCCAGCATGAGCAATTGGTTAATCTAATACTAACCATTCGCAAATCATTTCATGGACAACCGTTTGATATTAAAGGCTGGCTAATATCGCTGCACAATAGCGGTGATGCTGAATACTTACCCAATGACTTAGATCGTAGGCTTGATAACAGTTTAAGCATGAGGAAGTGGGGAGTTAGATTGGAAAAGACATTATATGAACTTGTAACGCATGGCATTACAAACGTGGTTAAAGATGATGGGCCATCTGTATCAAACAGCATTGATATTATGAACATGGCTGATTTAGTGTTGAAAGAGATTGGCAGACGATGATATGGACTAAGTTATCCGAGTATTGCATTAAGTCTGGTGACTGGACTATTGCTAAATATCACCTAGGCGATAAAATCAAATACGGTTTATACCGTTTAAACGAAAGTAAAGGGTTCTTTGCCACAGCAGATGAAGCGAAGGCGCAAGCAAATGATTAACAACTTCTCATTAAGCACAGGCAATCTACCTAACCTTATTGCTAAACTTCACCAGCTAGACCTATCACTTGGTTATATTGTTACTGCAAAGCCAAGAAAGTCCACACGATCACACTCCCAGAATGACTTGTATTGGAAGTTTGTCACCGAGTTTGGCAAGCACTTTGGCTACGATAAAGACTTCACACACGATATGCTGCGCTACAAGTTCTTATCTAAGGTCGTGAACTATGATGGTGAGGAAGCGAAACAGCTGCTATCAACTACCAAGCAGGACACCAAAGCAATGAGTGAGTATCTGGACAACTGCATACGATACGCAGCAGAGAATGGGTTTGTGTTTAATGACCAAGGCTGAACGTGCTTATTTTAACAAGGTGGTGGAGCTGGGTTGTATTGTTTGTCAATCCCCTGCCGAGATACATCACTTAAGAACTGGTGCTGGTATGGGTATGAAAAGCAAAGACGTTATACCGCTATGTCCAAACCATCATCGCAACGGTGGTCATGGTGTTGCTATCCATGCTGGGCGCATAGCATTTGAAACAAACTTTGGCACAGAGCTGGAGTTACTGGAGAAACTGAAAGGGTTACTATGAGTGGGATTTATTACTCTAAAGCTAAGGGAAAGTGGGCTGCGCAAACAAGAGTGCATGGCAGGATGGTTCAGATTGGTGCATACGACACACCAGAGGATGCTATAAAGGGCTACAGCGAGTTTAAATTGAAACAGCAGAGTGAGCCATCACCCAGCGATTTAAAACGCTTAGAACGCTACAAAGAGTTTTGTGCTTATTGCCATATACCTAGAACAATCTCTGAATTGTTTGCTTATTTTTATAAAGCTAACAGCAGTTCAATCCGATCACTGGCTGAATACTTAAGCAATAACGGCTTTGTTAGCAAAACCATTAGGGACAGCAAGACCAATGCAAAGGACAAATATTATTATCAGACAATTAAAAACTTTACCAAAGCTGATTTAAAGCCCCTTGATCGTAGCTATCAAGTTAAGGTGAAGGCTGAAGTTGAACCTGAAAAAGAAAAGACACCAGGCGCAAAGGTAATTTGCTTTGACAGTGGAGTGCTAAGAGAAAAATACACGCAACAACGCAAGGCAGATAGGTTATCTGCAAAAATATCTAAAACTTATGTGAGTGGGAGTAGTTTAAATCTATTATGAAAAATCCAGCAGACAAAGTAGAACAGTGGGACATTAACAAGCTAGTGCCTTATGCTAGGAACTCCAGAACGCATAGCGATGAGCAAATAGCACAGATAGCAGCAAGCATCAAAGAGTGGGGATTTACTACAGCTGTATTGGTTGATGAGCAAGGCGGTATTATTGCAGGTCATGGCAGAACACTAGCAGCGCAACGGTTAAATATGAAAGAAGTGCCTGTGATGGTGGCTGCTGGATGGAGTGATGCAAAGAAACGTGCTTATATCATTGCCGACAATAAACTTGCATTAAACGCTGGATGGGATAACGAGATGCTTGCACTAGAGTTAGGCGAACTGAAAGACTTAGACTTTGACTTAGACTTAACAGGCTTTACTGCCGATGAGATAGCAGCGTTGATGCCTGAGCAGATTGATCCAGGCTTAACCGATGAGGATGCTGTGCCTGATGTGCCAGTTAATCCTGTTACCGTATTGGGTGATGTATGGATACTAGGCAACCATCGTGTGATGTGTGGTGATAGCACAAGTATTGATGCAGTAGAGAAGTTGATGGATGGGCAGAAGGCTGACATGGTATTTACTGATCCACCTTATGGTGTAAATATGCAAAGATCAGGTAGCATAAAAGGTGATGCGTCTATGGATGAAGCAAAAAGCATTATTTCTGCTGCAATTACAGTTGCATCTATTGTTTCAAAACAAGGAGCAAGTTGGTATTTTTGGGTAGGGTTTAGAGCATATTCTTTTACTGATTTTGAAATATCAAAACATAGAAAAATATCAAATTGTATTGTATGGAAAAAGCCATCTATTGGAATGGGTAAAGGAGGTTATAGGTTTCAGCATGAACTTTGTGTATTTGCTGGCGATGTAGAAAGTAGAAGTGTTTCTGATGTTTGGGAATTTGGAAGGGATTCATCAGGTTTACATCCTACAATGAAACCTGTTGAACTTGTATGTTATGGATTAAAAAACAGTAGCAAATCAGGCGATGAAATTCTTGATTTTTTTGGAGGCGCAGGTTCAACTTTAATTGCTTGCGAAAAGACAGCACGTAATTGTCGCATGATGGAACTAGACCCTAAGTATTGCGATGTAATAATTAAACGCTGGCAGGAATTTACAGGTAAGATAGCAGTTCACGCAGACACTAATAAACCTTTCGCGGAGGTTACACATGGAAACGAAAAAGAAAACAACTGAAAAATCGGTGCTAGAAAAGAAAAAGCAGAACGGTGGAGCTAGAGAAGGTGCTGGCAGACCAGCATTTGAGCCAACGAATGCCGAGAAAAAACAGGTAGAAGCCTTGTCAGGATATGGAATCCCAATCGAGCAGATTGCGGTGCTAGTGCGTGATGGAATAGACGCAGACACACTTCGTAAGTATTTCATAACAGAACTGCAATCAGGTAAAGCTAAAGCTAACGCACAAGTAGGTAAGACACTTTTCAACAAGGTGTTGGCTGGCGATACTACTGCTGCTATTTGGTGGAGTAAGACACAGATGCGCTGGGCAGAAACTCAAAAGCATGAGCTTACTGGTGCTGATGGTGCTGCGCTAGAGTTTACCAAGATAGAACGAGTAATCATTAAGAATGAGTAAAACCCTGCAACTGTCCACACCAGAGTGGGCTTTGCCATTACTGCAACCATCAAGATACAAAGGCGCATGGGGTGGTCGTGGTTCTGGCAAGTCGCATATGTTTGCCGAGCTTATGATTGAATCCCACATCATAGACCAAAAGAGGCGCAGCGTTTGTGTGCGTGAGATACAGAAGTCACTCAACCAATCGGTGAAGCGGCTGCTTGAAACAAAGATTGAAGCCATGAACGCTGGTGCTTACTTTGAGGTGCAAGACTCTGTTATCAAATCACGTAAGGGCGATGGCGCAATTATCTTTCAAGGTATGCAAAACCATACAGCCGACAGTATTAAATCGCTAGAAGGATACGACTGTGCATGGGTAGAGGAAGCGCAGAGCCTTAGTCAATCCAGCTTAGACTTGCTTAGACCAACAATCCGTAAGCCAAACTCTGAACTATGGTTTACTTGGAATCCTCGGCAGCAGTCTGATCCTGTGGATTTTTTACTGCGTGGCCCAGAGCCGCCTGGCGATGCAACCGTTATCAAAGTCAATTACAGCGACAACCCTTGGTTTCCAGATGTCTTAAAAGAGGAAATGTATTACGATCTAAAGCGTGACCCTGATAAGTATCAGCACGTTTGGCAAGGCGAGTATCTGCGTAACAGCAATGCTAGGGTATTTAGAAACTGGATTGTTGATGACTTTGAAGCACCGGCAGAGGCAATCCATAGGCTTGGTGCTGACTGGGGCTTTGCTATTGACCCGACTGTGCTAGTGCGCTGCCACATTATCGGCAGGACTTTATACATTGATTACGAGGCTTACATGGTTGGCTGCGAGATTGTTAATACGCCTGAACTGTTTATGCAAGTGCCAGAGTCAGAGAAGTGGCCCATCGTTGCTGATTCTGCTAGACCTGAAACCATAAGCCACATGAGAAAGAATGGCTTCCCAAAGATAATGACTGCGGTCAAAGGTGCTAAGTCTGTAGAGGAAGGCATCGAGTTCTTAAAGAACTATGACATTGTTGTGCATCCTAGATGTAAGCACACAATTGATGAATTAAGTTTATACTCTTACAAATCAGACCCTTTGACTGGTAGAATACTGCCGTTGCTTGAGGACAAAAAGAACCATGTCATTGATGCTTTGAGGTATGCGTGTGAGGGCGTGAGGCGTGCTGCGGTCACTAAACCTGTATCTTTTACACCCTTGCCAAACGTAAAACACTGGTAGATAATAAGGACAATTATGGCTATCACTAACGACCAAAGACTTTCAAACCTACATTCTGAAGCGTTGCGTCAGTTCAACGATATACAGACTGCGCTGCGTGATGAACGCTTACAATGCTTACAAGACAGACGTTTCTATTCAATCTGTGGCGCACAATGGGAAGGCCCACTGTGGGATCAGTACGAAAACAAACCCAAGTTTGAAGTCAATAAAATCATGCTGGCAGTCATTCGCATTGTCAATGAATACCGAAACAACCGTATCACCGTAGATTATGTAAGCAAAGATGGCACTCCAAATGAAAAGATGGCAGAGGTCTGCGATGGTCTTTATCGTGCAGATGAGCAAGCATCGGTAGCTGATGAGGCTTATGACAACGCATTTGAGGAAGCTGTTGGTGGTGGTATTGGTGCGTGGCGTTTAAGAACGGTGTACGAGGATGAGGAAAACGATGAGGATGATCGCCAACGTATTCGCTTTGAACCTATCTTTGATGCTGACAGCTCTGTATTCTTTGACCTAAACGCTAAACGCCAGGACAAGTCAGACGCTAAGTATTGCTTTGTTGTCACATCGATGACACGCGAAAGCTACAAAGAAACCTACAACGATGACCCAACCGACTGGCCTAAAGTAATTCACCAATATGAATTTGACTGGTCAACGCCTGATGTAGTCTTTGTTGCTGAGTATTACAAGATTGAGGAAAAGACCGAAACTATCCGTATTTTTAAAGCAATTGATGGCACAGAGGAACGCTATACAACCAACGACTTTAGGAACGATGAAACGCTAGAGGAAACTTTACTAGCCATTGGACATACCGAGATAAGACAGAAACGTGTTAAGCGTATGCGTGTGCGTAAGTACATCATGTCTGGCGGTAAAGTCTTAGAGGATGCTGGCTACATTGCTGGCAAGTGCATACCAATCGTGGTTGTCTATGGCAAACGCTGGTTTGTGGATAACATTGAACGCTGCATGGGTGCGGTGCGTTTAGCTAAAGATGCACAACGCTTAAAAAATATGCAGCTATCAAAACTCGGTGAGATAAGCGCATTGTCTAGTGTTGAGAAACCTATCCTAGTGCCAGAGCAAGTAGCAGGTCATCAAGTCATGTGGGCAGAGGATAACTTACGTGATTATCCATACCTGCTTGTCAATCCAATTACAAGTGCCGATGGTGGCACTACGATCAGTGGCCCAGTTGCTTACACTAAAAGCCCATCCATCCCACCAGCGATGGCAGCACTCTTATCTTTAACTGAATCTGATATGCAGGACATTCTCGGCAACCAACAAGGTGCTGACAAAATGGTCTCCAACATATCTGGCAAAGCTGTAGAGATGATTCAAACGCGTGTTGATATGCAGACATTCATTTACATGAGTAACTTTGCTAAAGGCATGAAGCGCTGTGGCGAAATATGGTTATCAATGGCTAAAGAGATTTATACCGAGGACAACCGTAAGATGAAAACAATCTCACCCGCTGGCGATGCTAGTGTGGTTGAGTTAATGCAGCCAATGGTTGACCAAGAGACTGGTGAAATTAAAATGGCTAACGACTTGTCTAGCGCATCGTTTGATGTGGTTGCAGATGTCGGCCCATCATCATCAAGCAAACGTGCTGCAACTGTAAGGGCTTTAACAGGCATGATGCAGATAACAACTGATCCAGAGACATCACAAGTATTAACAGCTATGGCAATGATGAACATGGAAGGTGAAGGCGTAAGTGATGCCAATGCTTATTTCCGTAAGAAACTATTACGCATGGGTGTAATGAAACCTACCGATGATGAGATGCAAGAGTTAATGGCTGAATTACAAGGCGCACCACAAGACCCTAACTCTGTATATCTACAAGCTGCAGCTGAGGAAGCCACAGCTAAAGCAGCTAAAGCCAGGGCTGATACTGTTGAAACGGTAGCAAGTGCTGAACTTAAACGTGCGCAGACATTGGAAACACTAGGCAAGGTTGACCAGACATCGCAGGAAATGGCTATGACAAACGCTAAGGCTGTGCAGGAAATTCTACAGAGTCAGATAGTGCAAC